CAGAAGAGGATAGTTATCTTGTAGATTATCTTGTAAGTGAATTAGCAGGAGATTTTATATATCTGTTGGAAGTATATGATTTAGTTTGGATTGCTTCTGATGACCGAATTTTATTAACTCAAAAAGGAGAAAAAATACTGCAATATGTCAGTCAAACTGTTGATCTCAATAAAACTTCGCGTAAAGTAAAAGAGAAGAAAAAATTATGAGTAATACAACTAAAGAACTGACAGTCTTCCTTGACAACATTGGAAGAACCATTATTGGAAAAATTGAAAAACAAGATGATTCCATTTTGTCAATTGAAAATCCTGCATTGGTTCATATCGAAGCTAATCCGCAAACAAATCAACTACAACTTCAAATTCTTCCTTTGTTTTTCAAAGAATTTCAAGCCGATAAGTCACAACCAACTGTTTGGAATTTTAAAAAAGCAAATATTACAACTACTGAAAACATTCCTTTTGCAGTGCAATTTGCGGCACAGTATGAACAATTGTTTCGAGTAGCTCCTCAACCACAAAGCAGCCCAGAAGTGATCCGCTTGTTTGACGAAGAATAAAATTCAGTATAAGAGTCAACTGCAAAAAAAAGAGAGTCTAAAAGCTCTCTTTTTTTTGTTGAAAATTATTGAAAAGAGCAGATAGTAACTCCATGGCTAAACCTAAAAAAACAAACGAAGAAGCAGAAGACACAAACTCCGGATCTATTCAAGATGCATTTAAATTGCTCGACAAGCTCAACTCCAACGCAGCGTTTTTGGATGGAAATAGTCTTTCAACAGTAAGTGAATGGATTGATACTGGCTCATATGCTTTGAATGCGATTATTTCTGGTTCGCTTTATGGAGGTATTCCGATGGGGCGTTTGACTGCTTTCGTTGGGCCTGAGTCTTGTGGAAAAACTTTAATGGCTAATAAAATTATGGCCAACGCTCAGAAGAAAGGCATGTATGTAGCTTATTTTGATACAGAAGGAGCTTTGGATGAAGCAACAGCCAAACGACTTGGATGCGATACTGCTAAAATTAAGCACGTACCTTCAGAAATTACCGAACACTGCCGTAACGAAATTGTTCAATTTCTAAATACAATTGTTGAAAATAAATTACAAGGCAAGGTTTTGATTGTTATCGATTCACTTGGTAACTTGATTACTGCTCAAGAAAAAAAGAAGATCGAAGAAGGTTCTGAGACTCTTGATATGGGCAACAGAAGCAAACAACTCAAAAGTCTCATGCGAGCAGTAACTCACGCAGCAGCAAAAGCAAATTGTCCAGTTGTGTTTACTAATCACATTTATGATGACCCATCTCAACTCCACCCAACAGCTATTAAAAAGCAAGCTGGAGGTTCGGGTCCTCTTTATATGTCATCTGTTATTGTTCAAATGGCAAAAAAAACCGAACGAACAGAAGACAGCAAAAACAAAGACTCTAACACAGAATCTACATTTATTTCGAAAGGAATTAATGGTGTTACTATGAGAGCATTGACTACTAAAAATCGTTTTGTAACTCCATTTTTGGAAATCGAAATGTATCTTAATTTTAGAACTGGTTTGAACAAATATTCAGGACTACTTGAAATGGCTGAAGGTTATGGAGTGATCGAGAAAAACGGTCATCGTCATTCATTTAACGGAGAGTCTTTAGGATATTTTAAAGATTGGAAAGAAGACGAACAAATTTGGAACCAAATCTTGCCAATTCTTGAAGCCAAACTTCAAACAGAGCTTTGTTTTAAAAATGAAACAGGCGAACCTGTAGTTGATAACGACGAAGAAACAAGCGAAGATATTTCTGAATGATTAAATCACAACCTTCATCAAAGCTCGATTTAGATTTTTTTGAAAACATTTTACTGTTTAATGCTCTTACTGATCAAGAGTATCTAAGCTCTATAATCAGTTACGTTGATCCTTCATTCTTTAATGATAAAAGCATAGGAAAAGTTATTGAAGGAATAAGCAAGTTCTTTATAGAACGTGGAACGGTCCCAACCGTAACTGAGATCAAAGCTCGTTTGACTTCCGAGGAAGATAAGAAGGCTTTGGCTGATGTTAAGCCTAAATTGGCTCAACTTGAAGGCCCATTTAATAAGGACGAGTTGATTACAAATACAGAAAAGTTTCTTAAAGAGCGTTTTGTTTATAAAACAATTCTAAATGTTGCTGAAAAATTTTCGGATCAATCTTTTTCTATTGAAGAAGTATTAGTAGATTTTGAAAAAGCTTACAACATCACTCTAAAAGAAAATCTTGGACATTGGTATTTTGAAGATGTTGATAAGCACATTAAGGATCTGACAGCAACTTATAATCCGATACCTACTGGATGGAAGTTTTTTGATGAAAAAACAGAAGGAGGATTTTTTCCAAAAACATTAAACGTATTCGCCGGTCAAGTAAACGTCGGCAAATCAATTGTGCTTGGAAATCTGGCTACCAACATGCTTCTTGCTGACAAAAATGTGTTGTTAATTTCTTTAGAAATGTCAGAATTTATGTATTCCAAACGGATTAGCACTCAACTTACTCAAATTCCACACGGTGATTTAAAAACATATACGAGTGAATTGAAAGAGCAAGTCATGCATATCAAAAAAAATCTCAACAGTAAATTAGTTGTAAAGGAATATCCTCCGAAGACAATAACAGTCAGACACATTGATTCGTTTGTCACTAAACTTAAACACAAAGGGTTTAATCCAGACATTATTGTAGTAGATTATGTGAATCTAATTCAACCAATTGCTAAAAATTTAAATTCGTATGAATCCGTAAAGGAAATATGCGAACATTTGAGAGCTCTAGCTTTTAAGTATAATTTACCTATTATAAGTGCCACACAAATCAATAGATCCGGAGTTGGTGTTTCGTCTCCTGGTATGGAGAATATTTCTGAGAGCATGGGAACCGCTGCCACATGTGATACAATATGCTCTTTGTGGCAGGATGAAGAAAGCAGAGAGCTGGGAGTAATCAACATGAGTTTTATGAAAAATCGATTTGGTCCAAATTTTGGATCTGCTGCATTCAAATGCAACTATAACACGCTAACATTAAAAGAAACAAACTCTGACTATTTTGAAGCAGACGGAGATTCAACAGAAGATGCTATAAAAAATGCTGATAGAACACTAAATAGTTTGATCGATGAATAACCAAAAAATACAAGTTTTTACTCATTTAGATTTGGATGGCGTGGTGAGTTATCTAGTCCTTTGCTGGCTTTATGGAAAAAAATTAGACGTAATTGGAACAACTCCTGCAAAACTTGAACAAGATTATGATAAACTTGTTGCGTCAGGAAAAACGTGGGACAAATTATATTTTTTAGATTTAGACGTTTCTAAAATTGGAGAAAAAATTGATCAAAAAACTACAGTTATTCTCGATCACCATAAAACAAATTTATATCAATACAAAAACGCAATTGCTAGAATTTATAACGAAACGAGTTGTGCTAAATTAATTTATGATACGTTTTTTAAAGCTACTGGAAAAACAATCACATCTGCGCAAAAAACTTTAATTGCTTTAGCTGACGATTGGGATTCAAATACAAAAGCCACTCCGTTGTCAGAAAGTTTGAATATTGTTTATCATTCAATGTCTAACAAATTTAATTCATTTGTTGAGGATTATTATGATGGGTTTGTTCCTTTTGATAAATTTAAAGAAAATACAATTATTCTTTATAAAAAACATCGCAAAGAATACATTAATACGTTAAATCCTTTTTTTGGCACTGTAGAATTTGAAGGGCAAAAAGACATCAAAGTAGGGGCAGTTTTTTGCGACAAATTTGTGCAAGAGTGCTGTGATTGGTTATTATTTACTCATAAAGCTGATGTCGCAATTGCTGTTTTATTGGATCAAAAAAGAATCGCTGTCAGAAGAAGCTCGAACAATACAACTGTTGATGTTTCTAAATTTGTTCAAAGAATTGCTTCTGGAGGTGGACACGAAGCAGCTGCTGGAGGAAGTCTTACTGACGAATTTGTCGAGTTTACAAAAATGTTGAAGCCATTGACGTAAAGCATTAAATAAATCAAATGCTAACAAACGTTATTATTGATCAAGAAAGTTCACATGCAACTCCTTTAGATCAAATTTACTACAAAGAGTTTGTAGAAGGAATGCTTAAAGCTGGTTCATTAATTTCAATGTTAGAGAACAAAAAAATTAACAACACTATGTTATTTTCTTTGCTTTTAGAAAAACCTGAATATCAAGATTTTTTTACAGAAATTACTGCTTCTGAATCTTTTAAGCATTCGATACTTTCTTTGTTGTATCTTCATCCGTCTTTAGTAAAAAGCAAAATTACAAAATCTGTAGTAAGAAAATTAAACGGAAAAAAAAATCAATTAAAAGAGGGTTGTTGGCCAGCAATTAAAATCAAAAAGCCAATTCGCAACAACGTTGGATAATTGTCTGTTTTCGGATTCAAAAGGTTTGTTTATTGACTTTTTTATGTACGATATGACAATAGTCAAAAATCCGAATGGAAAATCAAATTACTGATCTAGAAAAACATTTATTTAACAAACACTTAATTGTCTCAAGAAGCGAGAAAAACAAACCTTTTAGAGTAAAAAAGAATTTTGATGACATTCTGCATACAGATAAGCTCAAGTTTTTAAAACGAATCTCGACGTTGTTCAAAAAGCACCCAGAAATAGATCCTGATACATTTTTTAAAGCTCCTTACAAACTATATCCAGACGTTGAGTATTTTGGTTTAGATTATTTCTCAACAATGAGAGCGATTAAATCGTACACCATGTACAAGAAACAAATATTTTTGCAAAATCCGGACAGCCAAATACAACAAGTTAAGGATTCCTTAAAATTTATAGCAAATTTTTGCATAGAAAATCAAATATATTTTCATCAATATCCCTATCACCGTTCGTCGGATCTTTTTACGTGGATGCAGCACTATAAACAAAATAAAATTAACATTTATAGTGTTATGGAATTTACCAATATATTTTCTTCAGTTAAGAGTTTAGCTGAAGATGTCCAAAAGTTTTTTGTTAGCGAGTTTATAGACCAGTTTCAAAACCTCTATGCACTCTATACCAAATCGACGGAGCTTAAACCGTACATTAAAAAAGCAATACCTGTTCTTTCGAATTTTGTCGAAAAACAGTTGACCAATCCAACAAACTAGTCTATTATTATAAACGAAATTATGAGTATCAATACCAAATCAATGTTCGAAGCAATCAAGCAATCTCTTTCTTCAGATAAGAAGGAAGGCAACGGAAACGGTCTTTATAAAGAGATCCTGAAATTTTCCGCTGGCAATACATATCAAGTTCGCTTGGTACCAAATCCAAACTCCCCTAAAGAAACAATCTTTCACTACTATAATCATGGGTGGAATTCAAACGCTACAGGCAAGTATGTGACTGCTCTTTGTCCAACTACTTTTGGAGATACTTGTCCAATTGATGCATACTATCTGAAGACATACCGTACAGGAACCGAATCGGAAAAAGAAGCAGCTCGTGCACTATCTCGTAAAGAATCTTGGATGGTAAATGTTTACGTCATTTCTGATCCAGAAACTCCTGAAAACGAAGGCAAAGTAAAAATTCTTCGCTACGGTAAAGAACTTGCCAAGATTATTGAATCCGCTTTGGAGGGGGATGATGCAGCTGAATTTGGTGTCGAAAAGGTATTTGACATTGCGAACGGAAGCACGCTCCGTATTAAGTGTGAAAGTCGTACTGGTGCTGGTCGTGGAAACAAGCAAATGGTTACATACGCTTCTTCTAAGTTTTTGAGTCCTTCTGGCTTAGAACTTGAAGATTCAGATGTAGAGAAGATTTATGAATCTGTGCATGATCTTAAAGCTGTAAATAAACAGACTACACCAGCAGAAATGCAACGGTTGCTTGATGAGCACTTCTTTAACTTGACAACTGGTTCTGTTGCAGAAGATGAATCAGAAAACGAATACACCGTTCTCCACGAAGAAAAACCAACTTCTGTTAAAAAAATTGCTTCTGTAGTTGAAAGCGTTTTTGATGATGTGGCAACGCCAATTAAGTCAGTCGCTAAAGCTCCTGTAAAAGAAGAATTTGACGAAACAGATGAGTCTACGGACGAGGCTTTAAAGAAATTGCTTGCTGATCTGTAATTTTATTGTATAATATAAAAATGCCAATCAATTACAATAACTATTCATCTCACATGCCTCATTTGAATTTTGAGTATGATGAGACATACTATCCAAAAGATTCTGATCTACCTGATCCGCAGGTAGATCCAGTTATTCCCGGAGCTCGGGTGCCAATCAACAAGGTTGGGGTTTCTGGAGTAGATCTTCCAGTCAATTTTGTTAGACGAGATGGAACAATCGAAAAACTAACTACATCGGTTTCTTTGTATGGTTCTCTAGATAATCCCAATGCAAAAGGATTGAATCTCAGCAGGTTTCCGATTGTAATGCACGAACAAATTGCTAATCACGTATCAACTGATGGAATTACTCACATTCTCGATGCTTTGCAAAAAAAGCAAGGATCTAAAGATGTGTATTGCAAAATGAAGTTTAAATATCCCTGGACGCAAAAAGCTTTACGTACACGTAAAGAGCTTCCTGATGATGCTCCGGACAGCGAGGTATTTAAAATAGTAGATGGAGTCAAACTTAGTCATGAAAAGGCTGAAGGTTACATTTATTATAATTGCGTTCTAGAAGGTCAAAAGCACGACACGACTTACAAGTTTTTCTTGACGGTTGATTATGTGTATAGTTCTACTTGTCCTTGTTCTTTTGAGTTAGCTCAAGATGCTACTATTAAAAGAGGGCGAGCAGCTAATGGTCATAGTCAAAGATCGATTGCTAAAATTACTGTACAATTTGATCCGACTGACGTTGTGTATATAGAAGACATTGTTGAAATGGCTCGCAAACAAGTTCCTACAGAAGTAGTAGTGATATGCAAGCGCAGAGATGAGCAAGCTTTTGCTGAACTTAATGGTTCAAATTTAGTTTTTACTGAAGACGCTATTCGGTTGTTTTACCAAGGATTGGATCAAATGTTTAATGACGGAAAAGTATTAGACTTCAGCATAGTTACTGATCACATTGAAAGTTTGCATAACTGGAGCGCTACCGCAGTGTTGCGCAAAGGTGTTTCTGGAGGCCTACAATAACATTTAATTTGTGTTAGTTGACCTATTTAAAAAATCATTTAGAATTATTCGCAATATGTTTACAGAAGACAATTTAGCAACAGCTCAAATCGCTCAATTATTTGGATCAGAACTTCTCAAAGTTCAACAAAGTGCAACAACCGATTCCGGCAATCAGCCGAATATCGTTAACATCAACCCTAAACAATTCTTGACAAATGCTCCACAATATCAAGCTCAAAAAAAAGCCGAAGAACAGCGTTTGTTTCAAATGCTACAGAGGGAGGCAGAGGCAGCTTGTCCGTTGCCTCATCAAACAATTCAACCAATTCAACAAAACCCTCAAGCTTTAGAACCGGTAACTATAACTCAAATTCCTTCTGCGCGAACTTCCCAACAAAATTATGTTCCGAGTCCGGACTCCAGCAATTGCTGGGAACGAATTGCTGTCAGCTTGGAAAGAATTGCTAACAAGCTTGAAGGAGTTGATATTGCAGTTAAAAAGAAGAGAATTAAGCGTGCCTCTAAATGAAACTTACGCTTAATAAAAACGAATTCGTTAACAATCTTCTTGGGCCTGTTTCAAAGCTTGCTGATAATCTTTTACTAGACTTTCAGCAAGCTGGCGACAGTGCAAATTGGTATGCTAAAACTATTGTTAATTCATCAGACAATTCTACAATTCTTCTTGGTGAAATACCGTGCACAGTCAAAGATCCATTTAAATGCGTCATTCCAGATTGTAAAACATTTTTGCGTTTGTTTTCAGGAATTGAACAGGACCGAATTATTTTAGAGATCGAATCAAACGTAATTGTATACAAGGACAACACATTTTCATTTAAATATCACTTACTTGACGAAAGTTACATCGTCAATAAAAAATCTATTAGCGAAGAGAGACTAAGGCAAATAAAATTCGATACGTCTTTTGTTATCAGCAAACAAAAGCTTTCAGAAATTATTAGATTCAATAGCATTGTTCCGGATGCAGAAAAATTGTATTTTATTTCAGAAAACGGAAAGATTTCAGCAAAACTTGGAGACGAACAAAAAACTAATACGAATGAAATTGTTACTGAAATTAGTAACAAGTTTGATGGAAAGTCTTTAGTAGAGAGTTTTCCGATTAATATTCAAAACGTTCTTTTATTTTCTTTCAGTTCTGAAGAAATTAAAATTAGCATTAATCACCAACTTAAAGTCTTTAAATTTGAAACCGAGCATCTAAGTTATATTGTGTCTGGACTTGTGAAGTAATTTGCCTAATTAATTTTTATGGCAAACAAGCTGACAACATTAGGCTATACGCTTAAGCGTTTTAGAGATTCTGGTTATATTGCAAATAAAATTTTTGCAGAATATAACGAAGTAGATCCCAGAGCATGGACTATTATGATTGAGCCTGGGACCGTTTCAGTGTTTTGTACCTGTTATATCAACGATCCGTATATAGGAGAAACTTTTTTTGAATTGTATGACGGCAATCAGTATATTCCTGGTCGTTTAAAAATTCAAACATCTTCTTTTGAAGTACTTATTGAACATCTCGTGAAGTATAATATTGTAGGCAGCAAAACTTCAACCCGGGACGAAATTTAAAACCGTTTGCTAATCAAAATTTTTATTATGGCCAAAACTCCCAAAAAAGCTGATAAAAACGATACCGAAAAACCTTCACTTTCTGGATCTGAAGAGTTTTTTTCTAAAATAGAAAAAAACAACATCGATCAGCTTTTCGCTCAAACGTTGGCGAGATATAAAAAAGAAGAATCGATCGACAAAAAGCTAAAATTTAAAGAAATCTCGCATCTCACGTTAATGGCTGAAGAATATTTAAGCTGTTTTGCGTTAATTGGATATTCGCTTCAAGACGAAGAAGTCGTCGTGCTTAATATGCCAACTCCTAAGGATGAAGCTGCTTTGATGGATTTGCTGAGAGCTACATTTATTGATATGGTCAATGACCGTCCTTGAGTATTTTTTATGTCTGAAGATAATTTAGAAGAACAAAAACCTCGAAGAGGTCGTCCAAAGGGAGCTAAAAATAAACCAAAACGAGGTCGTCCAAAAGGTTCTACAAAAGACAAAGTTTTAAAAAAGCCCAAAAAAATACTTCCTGATACAACCGTAACAAAAGTCATCCAAAAATCTTCATATGCATCCGAAGACGAAGTATTAAATTCTGTATTAGATGAAACTAAATTTACAGAAGCCGGGTACAATACAAATACAGACAAAATCATCAATCAAGAGCCAATTGATCCTTCGTTTTACTACAGAGGATCAAAAAATGTTCCTGTAGCTGGAGCTCAATATGAGTTTACAGCAGATATGGTCGAGGAGCTCAGGAAGTGTAAAAATGACATTGTATATTTTGCTGAAAACTTTTTTTATATTGTAAGTATAGATAACGGAAAGCAAAAAATAAAACTATACGAAGCCCAAAGAAGAATTTTAAGATCTTTAGTTGACGAAAGATTTGTTTGTTTGTTGAGTTGTCGCCAAGCAGGCAAGAGCACTCTTCTTACCATTTTTGCGTTATGGGTAGTTTGTTTCAACGATGATCAAACTGCAGCAATTGTTGCTAACAAAGAAGCTACAGCGATTACTATTTTTAAAAGAGTTAGAATGGCATATGAACAGCTCCCTAACTACATTAAACCTGGTGTTAAGGATTACGGTAAAACAGGTATGACGCTTGGTAACGATTCAAGCATAATAGTGTCAACTACTACAGCAACATCAATTAGAGGAACGAGTCTTTCCATGTTAGCTATTGATGAAACAGCTTTTATTGAGTGTTTACACAAAGATTCAACCATTAAAATAAGAAATAAATACACAAACGAAATAAAAACAGTTTCAATAGAAGAATTGAATCATTTGCTGAAATTAAGTCAAAAAGCATAAATAATATTATGCTCAATAAATCCCAAATCCGTTTACAAATTATAGATTTCTTTCAGACTTACTGTAACAACAGGTTGAATAAAAACGTTTACAATATTAATTTTTACAGAAACCGAAAAAAAGAACACATATATCATTATATTCAAGAATATTTTAAAGGAACTGTGTTAGAAAATAGTAGTATAGCTCAAAAATATTATCACATATATTGGAATCATCTTGATATTCCTTCTACTTGTTTTTGCAACTTTCAAGTCGGTTACAGAAAAGGCAAAAGAACCGTCAACAGTAGAAACACTAATTGGATTAAGAATTTTTTAAACAACTTTAAAGAAATAGAAGTAACTACTCATTATTCCATTGAAACGTCAAAAAAATGCTTACTAGACCATTTGCAAAGATCTAGCTATAAAAGTCTTTCGTTGGAAACTCAATTGATTAGTTTTATTTTAAACAATCAAAAGGATTTGAATACTGACAATTATGGCAAAGTTGTTTTGTTCTTAGTTGAAGAAAAATACTGTATATGCGGAGCTTTTAAAAAAATTAAAAAACCCTTACAAGTCATTCAAACGTGCGGAAATAAACAATGCTCGAATAACATAGCCTATCGCAATAGTTTAAATAGGGATATTTCTTATTTGCAAACAGAAGAAGCTAAACAAAAAAGAGTTAAATCAAGATCTTGGTATAGGCCTTCAAAGGAAACAAAAGCTAAAATTATAGAATCCAACAAAAAAACATGGACTCCTGAAAAAAAACTTCAACAAGTTGAAAAAAATAGAGCTGAAGGAGTATACGAAAGATTCTCTAAAAAAATTAAACAAAAAATTCTAGCAGGAGAATATACTCCAAAAACTCAAAATAGACTAACTCACAAAAGACTTACTAGCGAATTAACAGGAATTAATAAATATCGCAGCAATTGGGAAGTCAAATTTCACGAAGCAAATCCTCATTTACTCTACGAATATCTAAGAATACCTTATTTCTTTAAAGGAATAGAAAGAGTGTATATAGTAGATTTTTGGGATGAGAGTAACAGACTTGCAATAGAAGTCAAACCATTTAGTATGACAGAATTTGCTCAGAACAGAGCAAAAGAAATAGCACTTGAGTTGTGGTGCTCAAGTAATAATGCGAGCTGCAAAATAGTTACAGAAAAAGATTTTCCTTTTTATGAATAAAAAAAATGATTTAGTCGAGTTTGTTAAAAACGAAGATTGGGAAATAGAAACTCCTTCAGGATGGCAAACTTTTAAAGGAGTATTTAAATATAAACCAAAACAACTACACGTTGTTACTACAGAAAAATCTAAAACCATCATTGTGACAAACAATCATTGTTTCATTGACGAACATCAAAATAAAATTTTTTGTAAAAATAGTTTAAATAAAAAAATCTTGACAAAAGACGGATTAGAAAAGGTGACTTCCATTGTTAAATTTAAAAAAGATTTTGTGTATGATTTGGCTTCCGTTTCAAACGGAAGCGTTTTTTACGCAAATGATATCTTAAATCACAACACACATATACTAAACGAATTTTGGTCATCTGTTATTCCTACAATTTCATCTGGCAAGAAATCAAAAATATTACTAGTCAGTACGCCAAATGGAGTAGGAAACCGCTTTTATGAAATTTATTCTGGAGCAGAAAGTGGTCAGTTAAAAGAGTGGAAGTCTGAGAGAATTGATTGGTGGGATATTCCAGGTAGAGATGAAGAATGGAAAAATATACAAATTGAGCTTTTGGGTTCCGAGGAAAAATTTCATCAGGAATATGGTAATGTTTTTCTAGATGATGCTGCAGCTGCTGTAGGAGCTTCAATTATAGAACGGTTTAAAACCCAAAAGAAAGATCCGATCTGGGTATCAGAAGATGCAGAATATTCAGTGTTCGATTATCCTGATAAAAATAAATTATATGTTGTCGGAGTTGACGTTGGAGAAGGCATTGGCAGAGCTTCTTCGGTAGCTCAAATTCTTGATGTTACGAATTTACAAGACATCAAACAAGTTGCTGTGTACGGTTCTGCTAAAGTTGAGCCATATCATTTTGCTAATAAATTATCAATGATTGGACAATCTTGGGGACTTCCGCCAATTTTAATTGAGCGAAATAACTGTGGAGCTCAAGTCATTGACGCTCTACACCATAATCACAATTACGAAAAAATTGTATCCTATTCAAAGATATCTGAACAAGACAAATACAACAAAACGAGAAATATGGGAGTGCTTTCTCACACAAATATTCGTTTTGACGGTATTCAAAATATGAGATATTGGGTCAATCATTTACAAACCGTTCATATAAATGACCCATTAACTATATCCGAATTTGAAACGTTTGTGAGATTTCCAAATGGAACATACAGAAAAAGAAACGATAATTTTTTTGACGATAGGGTCATGGCATTGGTGTGGGCCTTGTTCATTTTAGAATCCGAGCTTTGTCAACAATATTTTGAAATTATCGACTACGACATGCAGCATAAACCAATGCAAATTAAAGACAATGGCTTTTGGGAAAAAATTGAACAATTTTATGATTTGAAAGAATTGAATAAGCTTGCAACAATTGTTCCGAGACCACACAGTCCTGGCAATGATCAATCGTTTCCTTCTTTGGGAATAACCAACAACGATTTAGAGCAAGGAGATAAGTACGAAGCAGACTTGCACGAACTACTGGAGCAAGGTTACGAATTTTTATAATATGTCAGAAGATATTTGCACAAACCCTACTTTACAATCTCCTTTAAATCGGTCTTCTAAAGACAAATTTATAATGGTTTTGGAATTGCCTTATATTTTAAGACAGAGAGCTGCTTCTGATCCTTCTATAAGCATTGAGCCATTGCAAATAAGTGTGTTTGGCACAATTGTTCCGGATATCATCGTTCCAGAAGTAGACGTTCGTTTTGCTGGCCAGAATTTTCACTTGTCAACGTATGCTAGACCAAATTATCCCCCGTTAACAATAAACTTCGTTGTTGATAATGATTATAAAAATTATTATTTGCTTTGGAGATGGTTGGAAGTAATGAACCTTCCACTGGACGATAAATACGGCGGTTCAAACCCAAAAACAGTTGCAGACAAATATGCAACAGGCAATATGTTTGAATATCAAGTAGATTTCAGCATTTTAGCATTCAACGAATACAACGAGCCTGTGTTAGAATTTAAATACTATAAAGGGTTTATTTCGACTCTTGGGGGAATAAATTATTCATACAGAGAAGGAGACATTTTAGAAGCTACAGCTCAATTTCACTTTAGTCAATTAAACGTGATAAAAAGGTTTCCGAAAACAAATATTATACAGCCCGCCTAGAAAAATAACCCAAAAATAGATAAATAAATTATATGGCAAGAATTATCAACTCACCTGGCGTTCAGATTACCGAAAAAGATTTATCACTTAGAGTTCAAACACCTGCAGGAACAAACGTTGTAGTACCTGGCTTTGCTTCTCAAGGACCAACGTCTGAACCACTTTTAATTACTTCTACAAGCGAACTTGAGTCAATTTACGGCATTCCTACTACTCCTGCTGAACGCTATTTCTACTATTCTTGCAAAGAAGTTTTAAATTCTCCATCAGTACTTACAACAGTTCGTCTTCCTTATGGAGCTGATACAGGTTCTGATTATTCTAGTTCGTATAGTGGTTTGTTTTATCCAATGGCTTCTGCAACGACATCCTCTAATACAGTAAGTGCTTGGAATATTGGAGCTCCGCAACACATTTCCTTAAGTCAAGTTGAATATACTAAAATAGCTCAAGGAAATTTTGATTGGACGGGAAGCACTGCAGGATCAGCTACGTTTGGAGCAACAGTTGAAGTTAACGCTGGTTTTATTATTTTAAATGATCTCCAGACTGTAGTAAACGAAGTAGCTGAAGGTTATTACGTTGGGTTTGCTGACAATTTAGCTGCCTCTACTACTAATTCTCCAAATTTTGATTCCATTAAACAACTCTTGACATTGTCTGCCGACGATGCTTATGCCTCGATTGCTACAAGTCGCCTCGATTTTGCTCTTTCTGCATCCAAGCTTGATTCTGATGCTGGTTTGGCCTCTGTATCCGAGACACTAGAAAAAGTTGGTTTTATCGACTTCGAGACCAATTCTTACCAAGATCATCTTTCTTTGGGCGTATTTAAGATTCGCAGATCTACATCCGACGCTTCCCTTCTTACTTTAGCTGCCTCAGAAAAATATCTTGGTTCGTTCAACTATAACAGAAAACAATCCACTCAAACCGGTGGTATTCTTTTGAACGCATTCATTGAAGACTCTATTAACGAGAGCTCGCCTACAATCAAAATGGTGATCAACCCATCAATTTCCAAAAATTTCAATTGGACAGTTAATTCAACGCTTCCTACTTCTCGAGTAACCGTTTTAGATGGAGCCAAAACACTCTATCCTTTAGGTGTTTATACTCCAGATACACACGCTGTCGAAACAACAAAAGTTATCGGTTTGGTTCCAGGCAAACTCGACAAAGTTCTTCGCAAATTAGAAAACACGGAAAATACAACAGTCGACGTTTTGGTTGATGCAGGTCTTTCTACTATTTACTCAGTGACTGAATATTCTGGAGATAACGCTTTTAACGACGAAACGTTTGTTGATGCAGTTAGCAGCATCAAAGACGATTGGAGAAGTGTCGCTAACGTGTTAATTAATTTTTCTGAAAATACTCGCAAAGATTGCTTTACAATTGTTGATCCGCCCCGTGCAACATTTATTGCTGGCAGAGATACAAAAGTTATCGATACTGACGGTAAATCATTCACTGCTGACATTTACAATCCCATTAAATCTTGTGTTGAAACGCTCGAGACAAATTATGCAGCGATATATTCCAACTGGGTTAAAACATCTGACTTGTTTACAGGCAGAAACATTTGGCTTCCGTTTTCTGGATATGCTGCAGCTATTTTTGGAAGAAGCGATGCAGCAGCAAACACATGGGCTGCTCCAGCAGGGTTGAACAGAGGCGTATTTACTAATGCTCTTGATATTGCGTTCAATCCAAACCAAAAACAACGCGACAGACTTTATGAAATTGCTACAAACCCTGTAGTATTTTTTAGTGGAGATGGTTTCTCGGTATTTGGTCAAAAAACTCTTCAGAATAAACCAACAGCATTCGATCGTATTAATGTTCGCAGGTTGTTCTTAACGCTTGAGAGAGCCGTCCAAAGAACTGTTAAATATTTTGTATTCGAGCCCAACACTGATTTTACGCGTAACAGGCTCAAAAATACAATTATTCCAATCTTTGATTATGCTAAAGACACAGAAGGTCTTTATGATTATTTGATTGTTGCTGACGAAAGAAACAATACTCCTGACACAATTGATAATAACGAATTGATTGTTGATATCTACTTGAAACCTGTCCGTACAGCAGAATTTATCTTGGTTAACTTTATTGCTACTCGTACTGGTCAAAACTTCCAAGAATTGATTTAATATATTTCAACATTTAGATAAATAACAATATGGCTAATACACAAACAATTCAAAAATTTTACGCAACAGCGTCTCAAAGAGATTTTGCAAGATTATTTCAATTTCGCTTAGCTGGGCCTTTTGCCAATATTCCTTTCACACCAGAACATTTAACCTATGTTGAAACAGCTGCTCTTCCAGGCAGAACAATTAACAACGTTACGGTTCCGTATATGGGTTTAGCCTTCAACGTTCCAGGAACAGTTTCTTATCCAGGTTCAACTGGATATGCTGTTACGTTCCGTTGTGATCAAAACTATGACCTCAGAGCAGCTATCGAAGCAGCTACTTTTAATACGTTTGATGAAGCAGATTCTACTGGTCAATATTCTATTCCTGGAGCTGGCAACACTCTTACGTTGGAGTTGCTCGACAAAAACATGAATGCTGTTCGTGTCTATACTTTGTTCGGTGTTTATGTTCAAGCTCTTGCTGACGCAGGATACGATATTAAAGATACAGGCACAGTTCAAACTGTTCAAGCAACGCTTGCTTATCAATTCTGGAGAGCTGGTAACATTTCTCCAGTTCCTAAAGGTTTTCTTGGAAACAATAACAATCTTGCGAGTTGGAACGGTCGCGGCAGACCCTAATTAAAGGATTTAGTCTGTGGAAAAGGTAATTCTTAATTTAATCAAGCTTCAAAATCAATTACGTATTAACCATTGGCAAACCGAAAGCTATGCTCAACATAAAGCTTTTGGAAAAGCTTATGACGGACTTGGAGATCTTATCGATTCATTGGTTGAAGTACATCAAGGAAAATACGGAAGAATAATGTATCCATCTCCAGCTTCGGTTGATTTAGTCAACATGAATGAGCTTGATATTAATAGCGTTTATCTTTCTTCTGAATTTGATAAAGAAGTAGATACAGAAAAAGATACAGATTGTCAAAACATACGTGATGAAATTTTAGCTGAGTTAAACCAATTAAAATATCTTTTAACCTTAAAGTAGTTGTTTGCTTACTTTACAATAAAATCATGGCGATATACAAAAATATTACAGTAACGCATGAATTTTTAGACAGACAACCGGATGTATATTTTGTGTTTGGAGATAATATAACTAGAAGCGGAACAGGCGGTGCAGCAAAACTTAGAAATCACCCTCATGCAATTGGGTTTATTACTAAAAAATATCCGGACAACAACGATAATTCATTTTATAAACCAGAAGAATATTCTGCTGTGTTCTTTGAAGAACTAAGAAAATTAAAAAAGCTAATACAGAACAAACCAGATAAGATGTTTTATGTATCTCAATTGGGTGGAGGATTAGCAAATAAATTTTATATT